CGATAAGCTTTATTTTATCGACAATATCTGATTCTATGCTCATTTAAACAAATCTCTTATGATTTCTATGATTCTGCGCTTGTGCTTTAAAACCGCGGGACGCATGTACGGCCTTTCCCGGTAACGACCCCCCACAATAACACCCTTGGGGGCATAAGCCCTTCCAAGCTTACCCCGCTCCCGCAAAGAAGCAAACATAGCCCGCCGCTGGCGGTCGGTAAAAGGGCCGCCGAACTCGTTCATAGCCGCGTAAGGAACTCCCCGCGGGCCGACGCGAACTCCAGCTCGGCTTCCTTGCTGGTACACAGTCGTCTGCACCGAATTTATAAGCCGCCCGGTGTCTATGGCCCCCTGACGCCGGATGTTGAGCTTGGCCTCGGCCTCGATTAAGAAGCCTATGCGGTAGAGCGCCGCTTTTAGTTCGGGAGAATTTGGCTCAAACTTAGAAATACGGGCACGAATCCTTCGCTCAAGCTCCGCGGCCATCTCTTTTAGAGGTTTCTTGCCTGCCAAAGATTACCTCGTTATTACAGCTCGGAACGCCGAACCCCACTCCAGCCGTCTGTAGAGCTCCAGGTGCTCTTTTACTATTGGGGGAATATCCCCGCGGTACGTGGTGTTCTCTTGATTCTTGCCCTTGGTTTCGAGCCCCACGGTGCGGTCGTTTCTCATGTTGTAGAGGTACTCAACAAACCAAATGCAGGCATCCTCAAGGTCGCTGGGGACCGTAGCGTAGCCCGCGTCGTACAGTATCTTTATGTTCCGGATACCGTTCGGAAACGATCTACCACCAGCGAGAACTATCCCGACACCCTCCCCCTTGGCACTCGTCTCTAGGTAGTAGTCCCCAGAGGCAAGCTTGTAGTCTACGTCGGTAAACTCGCCCGTAGGATCAATCCAAAGCTCTGTCGGGATTTCAGCGGGCCACTGATTCAGAAGAAGTCGATTTCCTGCTATCCCATCGTGATAGTCAACTATGCCCGTGCGGCGCTTCAGAAACCTGTCGCAATGCGCCTCAACTCGCGCGGAAGACGCATTGATAAGCCTTTTCAGAAGATCGTCGTAAGTGAGCGTCGCCGGAGGAACCCCCAGGTGCTCTTTTACCGTCTCCAGGCTTGTCAGTGCGTAGGGACTCAGCGTAACTGGCATTATTTATCCTTAGCCGTCATAACCTTGGTGTCGTACTTTTCCTCGGACAAAATGCTTTTTTTCATCTCGACAATTGCCGCCTTCTCGAAATGACCCGGCCACAGCTTCATAAGGCTGTCGGCTTCGTTGTCGTCTTTTACCACGAAAGTAGAACCTACTTTTACAGCGTGCGTCCCCGTCGAAACGCTGATAATTGCCTCGGTCTGCCCCAGGTGCATTTGCTTGATGAGTTTAAGGTGCATGAGTTCTCCTACCATTTGCCCAGTGGACACGATGCGCCTTGCACCGCTATCTTACGCTTAAAGGAACAGCCGCAAGTAACGCAAGCATATTTGCCATTTTTTACTTTTAGCTTAGGGCAAGTTTCGCATATTACGGCGCGTTTCTCTACTGTCTCTTGCGACGCCAGTAGCTTCATGTCCTTGAGTGACGCAAAAATAGCCTTTAAAATGCTCGCGGCCTGCCCCGCCAAGCCTATTTCAGCCACGCTCTTCCGTCCAAGCACGCGCAGCATAGAACCCATCTCTCTTGGATAAAAGGTCGTATATGGCTTGGGGAGACAGCATCTCCCAATCTACGGATGGACCCCAAAAGTATTGAGGCAAGTGCTGTTGAACGGGTTCAAGTAAAGCTGTGCACAGATTATACCCAGCCTTTGCCCATTCGTTTTTTTCGGGGAGTTCTGTACCAAACAGCTTTCGCCGAAGTCCCATGAAGAACCAAAAGAGGAGTGCTTTGAAGTCGTACCCCTCGCCAGAATGATCCGTTACAACGGCTTTGAAGATCGAATCTTCTACGGAGGTATCAATCTCTGGAGAGAAACCAAGCGCATAGACTACTTTGTTCTTTTGTAGAAACGTACTTAGCCAGACGGGATGGGTGCCTTTTGTACCTGTGCTGTGAAATACCACGCCCTCTCCGTCTTCCTCATCAAAACAAAGGGCAATATGAGAGCAAGAACCATCGGTTCCCCAACGGATAAACCTACTGCCACATTGTTTATTTGTTGTGAAAAGTATTTTCATGATTCTTGCTGCAACACTTTATGAAGTAGATAATTCATCGCAACCTTGCGCGTCCCTGCTGTTGCGTTTGCCTTATAGACCAGCCTGATTTTAAGCCCAGCGGGAAGATTCGCGGGGTATTCCAAGGCCAGTTCAAACTGCTTTTGATTGTCTTCTGCGATGGCCCAATCGGTTGCAAACTCATTAATGACCCCGTAGGTCGGATGGACTACCTGTAAGCTGCACCTGTCGCCAAAGACGCCGCCCTTTACCAGCATGACCGCGCCCGTCACGCATAAGTCATAGGGGCAGGTATAGTCGATGTTGGTGTTGGCATTCTCGGCCGCATCGCCTGTCGCACCTGCACCGGCAAACTGAACCGCGTCGGAGTTAAACTGGTCAACGTGGATGAATCTTTTGGAAACCATAACTTCCCCTACGGCTCAAAGTAATCAATCGACCCACGATAAACAAAACTAGAAGAACTTTCAGGCGTCACATAAAGCATTAAACGCGCTGGGCCTGTAAATTTTACAGGCGAGGTATACGCGCGGGCAAAGGTAGACGATTGGCCGTAAAGTCGCACGAAGTCGGAAAGCTGTACTTCATACTGATTCGCTACTCCAATAGCCTTAGCTTTAACGACGAAAACCGCACCTGAGCCGACTGTCGTGCCGTTATGGGATACTGATATTCCCGTGATATTGGCGATCTTGCCTGTTGGAATGTAGTGATGCGCCCAGAAAGTCTGACCGTTTGCAGCACCTATAGTCCCGATTGTTGCCCCGCCCCCGGCTGTCGCTGCCTTCAGGGTGAGAATTCCTGCGTTAGTGCCGCCGCTGCCTACGGTCACAACTTCAATTTGCTCGATGAAACAAATATTTGTTGCCACGGTGTTGACGTAGCTTGTTCCGTTTAGCGTTACCGTTTCAGTGTAAGGGCCGCTTCCTGTGGAATTTAAGTATGTGATCTTTACCGTTCTCGCGCCCGTACCTGCTGCGGTGTCATTTGCACTAGCAGATGCAATTGAGCGTTGCGCGTCGGTAGTTTGCTCAGTGTAGGTAGTTCTCTCTACTGTCTTTTGCGTTGTGCTCGCGCTGGTAACATCGCCGAAAGCGAAATCAGCGCCGAAACCTGTAAGGGCAGTTGTAACCAATCCGCCGTTTTCGTCTACCTTCAAATAGGAAAGATTACCCGTGGTAGAAGTTTTTCCCACCAAGGCCGCCGCCGCGTCGCGCCCGGACGTTGACGTTCCCTCTTGATACTGCGACGGGTTATAACTCATCTGCCCGAAGGCAGTGGACGAAATCGCAGCGAGTAAAATAAAGCGTTTCATTTCTTTTTCACCGGCTTTGTTTCTTCGGCTACTTTGGGCGTGTTAATGTCCGCGTGGATTCTATCAAACGTGTTTGAAAGCCAGGAAAATGCCTGAGCGAAAGCCAACACTTCGTCGCCTTCTAACTCATACTTGCCGCGTTTTAGCGCCTTAATTACGGTTTCACATCGCGCCAAGTCTGTTTTTGTAAACTCAAGCATTTCCATTATTCCTTATGCCAACTGAAGTACGCGAACGTCTTGCGTTCCAGATTCAGCAATCGCCTTGAGTGCCAAGTCAGGGCCAATATCGAGTGGCAAACTGCCGCCTGCATGGATTACTATCCCATTTGCGAAAGTAACCGTTCCGAAGCCGACGGAGACAGCTTTGTTACCTAGATTCTGAATCATAACTTTTTCGCGCCCCGCGTGTGATGCCAAAAGTGCTACCCCACCTGCGGTCGTGTCTACGGAAACTGCCGCGTTTGCCCCCGCAATGTTTGGTGCGCTGGTTGTGCGCGCCCTACGGTAAAGGTCAGAAATCAGGTCAGCACGGTCACCGGTTGCCGATACAGCGGTCAATGCGCCGGATAGGGCGCGGGAACCAATTTTGACGGGATTTCCGGCATCTACCGCGTCATCAGCAACGTTACCCAATGGGGCGACATTAAGTGAACCGGACGTTCCACGCATACGGTCCCATGTGGTGCCGTTGAAAATCATTCCAAATGCGTTGGTGTCCGCGCCGTGGACGTTTGCAGCAACCAAGGAATCGGATGATGCCGCGCCTCCAGTGGTGCGCTTGTTTTGGTCTGATACAGCCGGGGTTGCTGCGCGGTCATGAACCAACGTTCCTACGCTGTCAGGGGTGAGGTTGGTTGTGCCGTCATAATCGCCATCAAGGTCAACAGCAATGGCAAGGGCGTTGGTAAGGTTAACGTCCAATGCGCCAGCCGCGCCCGTTGATGTCAACGCGCCCGATCCGGTGCGCAAAAACGCCGCTACCGAATCACCGTCAGAAGGGGTCGTGCTGTCGTAAATCAGTTTGTCTTTTGAAAGTCCCATTTTAAAATTCTCCTAAAAATTGTTTGCAAACACTGCCATAGATCGGCGCAAGCAAAGCAACCTTAAGACCAATATTCTGTCTCAATCTCTAAACCTCCGACAGGACTACGCAAATAAATAGACATGGCTTGCGGTTTAAACAGAGGGGAGACGTAAACTACACCAGGGCTAATCGTAACATAGTCAGAAACCGTACCTCCCAGACTGTACGACAATAAAACTTTTGCCGTCGTGCGCGGCCTGAGCATAAACTTCTGTGTTTGCGCCGGAAATACGTGGGCCTGTTCAACATTTGCCGCGGCAATGGTTACGACAACATTTCCAGGAGTCTCAAGGCTAGAGCCGGTCGTTATCGCCCCCGCCTTACCTTGCAGTAGGTAAAACTTCCCATCCGTAGGATCGTAAACACTTACGGGTAAACCGCCGTCGCTTAAGAGATTCGCCGTCTGTCCATCAAGTATCGAACCCTTTAGGTCTACCGGAAAATCCGCAACAACCGTCAAATAGACACCGAACTCTACGACACCGCCCGTAACAATAATCTCAGCCTGGGGCTTATTGTGTATCCGAGAAACAAGCACACGATTAGTGTCACCGGCGTTTGCGTCCGTCAATAAAACGTGACTGTTTAAATCGAATCTCTCCCCTGTATCGTCGGTGCCCGTCGTTGTGTCGTAGTAGTTGACCTTGACTGTAGCGCCAACCGCGATTGATTTGACGTACACGGAGGAGAGAACAGCGTTACCCCGGATCGCCATTTTTGCGTAATAGGTTCCCGGAGAACGCGGCTCTGACTCAAAAAGAGCTTTTGTCTCAAACTGATCTAAGTTTAAGGTTGTCGCAACAGTCATACGAAACCTTTAAGCAAAAACAGGGGTGCCAGTTTCCCGGCACCCCCGCATCGTTTCACGCAGGGCTCGCTTACGCGATGTTGCGGCCCAATACCACGGAAGTTTCTGACGCGCTTTGAGCATGTCCTTTGAAATCTACCCGTGAACGGCTGGCGATCAACCAACGGTCTGCGGGAGGTGTCGGGTCCATAACGGCCTTCACCTTAATGCCGCTGCGCTCGCCCCAGAAGAACCGCGAACGGTTGCACAGGATGACAGCCGACAGAGCATCACCGGGCGCGGTGTTCACGCCGGTAGCCGCCAGGTCGTCGCGCATAAACTCAGACACGATGATAGGAATACCGTCGAGAGCCGCAAGAGCTCCGCGAAGAATGGTTGCCATCTGGCCGAATTTTTCGACCGTGGTAACTTCCGGAAGGTTAATCATCTGCTGGTAGCCTTTGGTCGAAACGAACCACGCAAGTTGACGCTCGGAAGCGCCAAACTTCTTCATCAAGACGCGCATAGCGCGAAGGTTTGCGACACTGATCGCTGCTGCGCTGAAGTTGACAGAAGCGGAGTTCGCAAGAGCAAGCTTACGAAGACCCTTCCACGACTTACGCGCATCTTCAGACGCGGTAACGTCGGTATCCATGTGGGTAACGGAATCGTCACCGTCGAGGATAGCACGCTCCCATGCTCTCGCCTGTGCCTTAACAACCTCAGCGCGAACCAGCGCGAGGATGCCAGGTGCGGAGTCTTCGTTCAATTCTTCAGGAAGCGCCATGTACTCGACAAGCTTGGTAGCCTGGAAAGTAACCTTGTCGGTTCCGAAGTTTGTACTAGCCACGCCGCCCGAAGACGCGCTCTCTGCTTGCTTACGCGCAACAGTAACGTCCTTCTGGATAGGAAGGTCGTAAGGAGAGGAAGGCATGTTGATTGAAGTGAACTGGTCGAGCACTTGGCGCTCAAGCTCGTACTCTTCGATGTACTGGCTCGACACCATGGTAGGAACCCACTCGTCGCCAGCGCCGACTACGGTGGAGCCGAACGCCTTCAGCTTCGGTGCAAGAACTTCGCGTGCAAAGTGGCTCCCGTCAAGGATGCCTTTTACATGCGCTTCGTTCTCGCCGTCGCGGGCTTCGCCGTGGACAATCTGTTGAATGAGGCGCGACGTATCCAGATCTTTTTTCAAGTCGCGCACGAGGAACTTGAGTTCTTCGGGAACTGCCTTGTAGACAGGCGAGCCCGTGTTGACCGAAAGAAGATCCTTGACGCTTTTGGCGCCAAAGTAACGCATAGCGCGCTGCTCGTCACTGGTGGAAGAACCGACAGAAGTACGCGAGGTTTGCGTAGCGATGAAGTTAGCTGCTTTTTCCTCGGCCTTAGCTGCGGACTCTTCCGCCTTGGCCACGCGAGCTTCCAGTGCTTTAATCTGTTCCAAATCCATGGCCGAAGCCTCCTTTAAAAGTTAATAACCGAGGTTTTTCAACCGTTGGTCTAAAGCCTTAATTGCTTTTTCAGCGGCATTAGTTCCTGTTTCGGAAGCCGCCGAAGATTCTTTAGCTGGGTCTTTATCAGATTCTATGACATCAGAACTTAGTTTGCTACTGAGTTTCTGAATTTCATTAATAAGGGCTCCCAAAAGAACGTTGGTTTGCTTAGCCGCGTCTAGATACGGACTACCAAAGTCATCTGGCGTCGGCTCCGTCTTTACCGGCGTTGTGGGGGCTTGCTGGGTCTGCGCTTCTTCGGCGACTTGCTTGAGCTTCAAGGGTTTCGCGAAAGTAAACTCTTTCTTGCCCTCCTCTAGCTGGGCAAAAATTTCCTGGTATGCTCCGGGTTTGCTTTCGTCTGCGAGAACGCACTTACCTTCTTCTTGACATTTAGCGATAGCTGTGGCTACGGCTTGATCCTGTTCCATGCCTTCTTCAAGAAGCTTAGGCACCCAGGAGTTTACGCAGTCTTGGAAGTCTTTCTCAAGCTTGTCAGCATCTTCTGTACCCGACGAATCGCCGCCTTCCGCAGCCTCTCCTGCGCCGTCTCCTTCTTTACCCGCGTCTCCCTCACCTTCTTCTTTTTCTGCCTCATCTTCTCCGCCTTCGGTGTCGTCGTCTTCTTTTCCTTCTTGGATTTCTGCATCAACAAGTTCCTCTTTTAAAGAAGCCAAAACTTCATCAGGATCGACGCCTTCTTTTATCTGGTCTAAAGCTTCTAATAGAACAGACTCCAAATCAAACGCTTTCGCAACTTCTTTTACACTTTCAAAAACGATATCAGACAAAGGTGAATTACCTGCGAGCATATCCAGTAGCTCTTCCCTGGCTAATCCCGACTTCGACGCAGCGGCATTAATGAATATCTTACGCGCATCGGGATCGGCAGGAAGCATGTCCTCTACCTGCGCCGCTTTGTCCGCGTGCTTCTGTTTAAGGAAAAGCGATTTTACGTCCTTGAAGCTAAGATTCGCCAAAGTCTTCTCGCTAAGCTCAAAAAGAGAATCCTGATTCATAGGTATACCGACAATGGAAACCTCAAAAAGCTCAGCCTTCTTAATGACGCGAACCTTCTTCCCCTCGCGCTCTACCATGTCAGAGTCCTTGGAATTGAACCCAACAGAAAAAGCCCGGAGAATCCGCTCTTCCACCAGGTCGCGTACCATTTTTATGCCCGGTGCTTGGCTGTTGGACATCTTCACTTTTAAGTAAAGACCGTCCTCAGTGGGGCGAACATCGACGGCCTTACCAACCGGCGTTCCGCCGAGAGAATCGAACCCGTGGTTGAAAAGAATCACAGGATTCTTCTTGAAATTATCAAGCTCCCACGCATCCGTAGAAATAATCTCGTCGCCTCGATCAACCGTGGCCTTGTTCGCAAATCCCTCGATAACGACTCCCGTAGAGTTCGCCTTAACCTTAAAATTGTCGGTGCAGACAAACTGCTTAAGCTCCGCCGCCTTTTTCTTCTTACTCATGGCATCTCCAAATCTTCCCCAGGGGGGAGCATTAGTAGCGTACATCTGCAATTTATGGTACTAGACGCTTCCCCAGACGGGTCACGCGGGTATAAAAGTCCGTTGGCAAACTTACTGTCTACGTCCACAACGTCGCCGTCTAAAGCCTCGTGCTCGTCGCGAACACGATTGTCTCCTGCCGTAATCCACGCCTTTTTCAAGCCCGGTATGACTTCCTTGGCATTTTGAACCGCGGCGTTCTGCCCGATAGACACAGCCGAAAGAGTCTCGGTCCTGGCTATTGTCTCGGCGCGCCCCGCCAAAACTTCAGGAGTACCAAGCAGCTCAGCTACACGCCGCGCAATCTGACCGATAGATTCGCCCCTGTCCTGCCCCTTGGCAATCTGATTCATGATCCTATCAGTTTGCGTGCGACTAATGCCTGCAAAAGAATCCAAAGCTCTAGCCGACAACAACGCATTGCGCTTGTTGGAATCCCTGTCTTTAAGCGTCTGGATAGTCTCGCGGTCCTTGGCGTTAATCACCGTCGAGAGCATCGAGTCGTACCCCAGGTCCACGCTGGTGGTGAGGGTCTGGCTTACTTCATTCTCCCATGTGGACTCCCACCTATCCTGCATCGCCCGCTCAATGTCGCGTCGAAGCTTCTTATTGCGCTCGTCGTCTTTGGCCGAATAGCTCCAGCTTGACTTCTCGCCCTTAAGCATAACGTCCAGAGCCGTCTCGGTAAGTCCCGCCAAAAGCTCCGTGCTGGTTTTAGTCATGGACTCAATAGACGACGCTTCCGCTTCGGCTACGCTCTTAAGCGCCGCGTTCTTACTCTCAGCAAGAAAGGGAGTCAGAAATAGCTTGTTGCTTTTTGCGGGCTCTGACTCAACCACGGAAACTGGCTGCGGGAAAGACAGAGAAGACGGCTGAACCAAAACATAGGGCTTGAAGGCATCGGGTAAAACAGACTCATCTAGCTTCCAGACTTTCTTTCGGACTTCATTTATAGAAAGACCCGCAGCAAGCATCGCCGCGGCAATGGCTGCCATCTTGCTTAGGTCGTCTTGAATCGCTTCAACATTGGACAAATCGAATTTAAACGAGTTTCCCTCGCCAAGCGAACTTTGAAAGTGCTTGGTAAGCGTGCCCTCAACAAACTTAGTCAAGGGAATAAGCGTCGCGTCCCAAAAGTTACGCAGCGCCGTCTTGTACTCTTCTGAACCAAGCGAACTGGTTGTCTGGAGCCCGAGCTCGTGCGGTGGTACTTTTAGAAGCCCTACAATCTTCTCGCGGTTCTGGTCAATCAGTTCTTTTAGGTTCTGGTCGCTGAGCGAATGGGTCAGCGTCTTAACGTCAACGCCCTTGGGCAGTATCATAGTGCGCCGCATGTTCTTGCGACCTTGGTAAGTCACCTCAAACGAGCGAAGCTGCCTAAGCGCCACGTCTTCATTAACCTGGCGATCCAAAGTAAGCGCCAGCCCTGGGGTTGCCTGCTTGTTGTAAAATGCGTTCAGGTAGTCCGAAGAGTACCTGTCAAACAGCACCGAGCGCCTTCCGGGTATGAACGGCGAAAGACCCCAAAGCAAAGATCCGGGATTCGGTCTTCTCACATGAATAATGTTCTTTGCCGGGAACACCTGCGAAGAGTCGTCTAACGGTATCCGGTTGCCCTCCGAGTCCACGTTGACATGAAACGCATACGACTTAATCCTGTCGCGCTCGTCAAAATCAAGGTGAATCCATTCACTCTGTAGCGGTATGAGCTGCCCGGTCCGCGGAGCGTGCCATATAACCGCGTTGCCCATAAGCACAAGTTCTACAGCGACGTTATACATCCAAGAGTTGTAGTCCTGCCATTCATTAGGCTGCTTTAAAAGCTCTACGAGAGGGTGGCCCATAACCTTGGTAACAACTTCCTGGCCGTCTTGAACCTCAGTGCGCACTACGTCCATCGACTGCGCGCTGATCTTTCCTGCAATCAGGTCACAAATAATGAAGACCCATTCCTCCGAAAAGAAAAGGGACTTGAGCGTTACCGCGTCAATTGATGCCTTGTTTTCTAACGACCAAATCTCGTTGGTAGCGTTCCCCTGACTTCCCATGTCGAAAGCTTTCTCGACATAGCTATCCAGAGTCCTAACGAAATGGGAAGAAACTTTAGGGTCGGCTTTTAAAGACTTAATTTTAGGTTTAGAAGCCAAGTCTTACCCCTCGTCCATCAAATCATTGTAATAACTGTCTACCGACATCTTAGTGTTTGGAAGGTCTTCAAGAAAGCTCAATTTGAACTCTGCCGAATACTCCTTCGCCGCGGCATACGCCAGCATCAAGCTCGAAACAATGTCGTCGTGCAAGTTTCCAGGTGCCGAGTACCGCGGTGTCCCCAGGTCGTTTACTTCGACCGAGTAACTTTCCAGCTCCCCGACCATCTCTTGCCAGTACGGCAGGATGATATCCGCCCGCTGAAACCCCATGATGAGCTCATTCACCATGGCAGACTTGCTCAGGTTTGTAAAAACTACCCCCTCATAGGGTAGTCCCGTCCCCGCGAGCATATCGTCAATGGCCTCGCCCACTCCCGTCTTGTCGTGCCGTATGTTAGCTATTGTCTTAAATTCTTTGGAAAAAGAATAGAGTTCTTTAACGGCCGCTGGGTACGTAAGACCCTGAAACCGCATAAACCCCAGGCACTTAGGCTTCCCATCAACAATCGCCAGCGCCGTGATAACTGTGAAATCGTTCTTTTTTGCCCAGTCTACGCCGATAAACGCCGTGTGCTGCTTGGCCGTCGGATCAACCCAACGCTGAATACCCCCGCTAACCTCGATGAGCGGCCCGCGCACGCAGTCTCGAAACCCAATGAATACCGAGCCGTCGTCCATAAACTCGGCCATGTAATACTGGCGAAAGAGTCTATCGGGGAGCGCCCTCTTGGCCTCCCGAATGATCCGCTTGTCAATCTTTGGGTTGTGGTGTGTCGGGGCTGTCAGAAAAATCCGCTTTGGCAGCTTACCGTTCTTGGTGCACCACGCCATGTGCTCCTTGGCTTCCATGCACTCTTTGTAAAACCAGTTCTTCCCCAGCGGGGTTGAGAAGTACCCCTGCGGCCCGCGGGTAAAGGTTACGGTTGTTTGCGCCGCGGCCACCGCCTCGTAGGGGCACTTGGCCGCCTCGTCGAAAATATTCCCGTCGATCCCCGGACCTTCCAGGCTCATGGGGTTTTTGCAATGCCAGAACTGGATCTGTGAGTCAATGTAGGGGAGTTCAATCCGCATATCGCCGTCGCGGAAGTGGGTATGCGGAGAAGGAGGAAGAATCTTACGAAAATAATCCATGCCGACCTTGGACTGCTCGTAAATCGGAGCAATCCAACGCCACTTTTTACCCCGCTTGCGCATCGCGGCGTTGCTTAAGTTAGCAGAAGCACTAAGGGATTTCCCGTACTTAGACCCGCAAGCCACATAAATCTTTTCAATGAACGGCATAGTAAAAGCCGCCATGATAAGTTTCTGCTTCTGTGAGTGCGGTTCGGGGAGCTCGACCCGAATCTCTACGGGTTTTCCCTCACTCATCCAGGGGCGCCTCTTCAAAGTCAAGCGTGAACGGTTCGCCGTTCCCGTCAAGCTCGCCTTTGATTACCTCCTGCACCAGCGCGCCGTCGCCGTCCACGGAAGTCTTATAGGTCACAGCCTCCAGGACAACGTGCTTATTCTCGACAACGCGGCCTATGGATCTGTTCAGCAGGAACTCGCCGCGGTTATGGTCTCCATGCTCCACGGCTCGCATGAAGATCGACGCGAACATACTCTCCAGGGTTGTCAGGGTGCCCGACTCGACGTAAGCCATAAGTTCCTGTGGAGTCATGCCCGCCAGCTTTGATATGATAAGCTCCACGAAACGCGGGCTCAGCCTGCGAATTTTTTTAAACTCAGCGGGTAGGCGGATTCTCCCGGTAGCATACCGATTTCCTTGGGAAAATTTACCATCATCGTCGCGCATAAACGCTCCAAACAAACGGTTTTCTTGCTAAAAAAGAAAACAAAGGTAGACGGCTCGAACAAATCGAGCTAAAGTCTCTAGCGGTTCTGTGCCTCGTTTTGTTTAGCTTTTTTTCGGGCTAGTGACCTGGCCTTGTACTCCGCGTGCCACTTAGCCCGAAGTTCCTTTTCCTCTTTAGCTTTTTGTCTTCTCTCATATGCCTCTTTTTTATCTTTAAAAAATAAATGCAAAAATTCCTTACGGATCGCGCCGTTGATAAAAAAATTCACGTTTTTACGGCTATCTGGCTTAAGAGTAAAACCGCACATATGGGCAGCAACAATAAAATCTCTATTCGCTATGTACTTCCCAACGTGCCTCTCAACTAAATGCTTATATGTATAAGAAGAGTATCTACTTCTAATTGTCTTTGTATGCTCCACAAAACTTTTTATCCATTCCATACATATCTGCACATTTTCAAGTGTAGCACCAAGTCCCGCGTCACTGATAAGCGGAAGACCCTCGACAGCGGCCTCTAATGTATATTTACCTGTCATATAGAAATATCCTCTCCCTGCTTCATTCTGTTAATAACCTCCCTCTTTCTGTCAACGGCCTCCATAAGCTCTGGGTATTTATCCTCACGCTCTTTACACCAGCGGGTTAAAATGGAAACTATCAAAGCCGTACTCGTTAAGCCGTGAAACTCAGAAAAAGCGTCAATCTTAATCTTCAGTTCCGGGTCTAGGTGTAGAAGTTTTTGCAGTTTTTTTCGCACTAAAGACACCCTCCTTTTATAAAAGTATACACATATACACGCATACACCGCAAGACATAAACACACAAACTTAGGACCGGTAGCATAGCTGGACCGGATGACAGTATCTTGTCTTCTTCGGTGTGTGCCTCAATACATTCAGATACTTACCCCCTAAAACTGGACCGGATGACCGGAAAAACGGTTATTTGGGTCCAGAGTTCTATATATTTAAAATGGCCTGTGTATACCCTGTATACCCTGTATACCCTGTATACCCTGTATACCCTGTATACCCTGTATACCCTGTATACCCTGTATATAGTATACACCGTATACACCCTATAAACAGAGAGAAATTAAATATAGAAAGTCTTATTCTTTTTTCTGGTCTTTCGGTCCTTGTATTTCTAACCCCTCTGGAGTATTGGCAAAAACAATGGACCTGTTGCGTTGACCGGTTGTATTTTACGGGTGCCTTGACCGGTCCCGGTCCACAATAAAAAACCCCTCTGGGGGAGGGGCTAAAAGCAATCCTGGCGTCTTCGTACCGCGTCTCAGTTGACTGGAGGCAGCTCAACCCCCTTGACGATCCTGAGCTTGGCGTTTTGGCCGTTTACGACGAGATTTTTCCGCTCAAGTCTCTCCCTGTAGGGGTGCTCTCCCCAAATATCCTGAATCCTGGCGATCTCTTTGTAGAAGGCCAGCTCTTTCACGGGCCACGAGCCCATAGACTTGGTGAGGTCGCGGTAGTGTGCGTAAAGATCGCGCAGCGGCGTGGCGTGTAGGTCAAACCCCCCATTGGTGTGAACTATGAGGTGCTC